ACAGGTTCTATTTTTCTTTCTTTTACCCCTTCCATAGATTTTGGAACTATGTCGGGGGAGGGGGAAATCTTAAATTCTTTGGTTGCTTTGTCATAAGTTCCATATAGTTTAATTTGATAAGGTTGTATTTTACCTTTTACTTTTGCACCACCACCGTAAAGCAAACTATCTGCAAGGGTATCTCCAACATCTACTTTCCCATATTGTCGCTTAAATCCCAGTTGGTCTTTATCAGGTATTAAATCACCGATAGGAATATCAACAGCATAAACTTTGATTTGTTTAGCATAGGGATAACCAATGTCTGGGAAATTGACAACAGCACGAGGGTCTGTTCCAAGAGATACTGTTCCAAAAGATGTTCCAAGAGAGGTAGCATTTTTTCTTCCAGTAGGTTTTAATCCTTCTTCTAATATGGGATTTTGGGCGTCAGTAGCATGATAAAGACGAACTATTTTATCCGAATTATCCCTTAAATATCTCTTAAATTCTGCTAATTCTTTTGGTTTTAATCCTTTGCTTGTATTTGCAGAAATATCTAAATTCTTAAAATAAGGATTTTTAGTCCATTCAAAACTTAATGGAGTTTCTTGCATCCCAGTTTTTGGATTATAACCCTGTTCAAATTCTGTTATCCCCTTCCCTTCCGCCTGTGGGGGAATTTGTTTTGTCAAAATATCAACTGCCTGATTTAATTGTTCGCCTAAAAGACCTGTCTTTGAATTTACAATAGATAATGCTTCTGGTCTTGATAATCCTGCAATAATTTGCGGAGTAATATCTGCCCTTTCAATAACACCTTCTACTGTCATTGGTATTTGATGAGTTTTAGATATTATCTCTGGCAATTCCCTCATCCCCATTTCTGCTGGAGTATATTCTACTGTTGGTTTTTGTGCTGTTGGAGTTCCTTTGGGTTGTAATATCTCAATACCCTTTTTAATCGCCTCTACTTTTGAAGTTCCTAATTTTGATAACTCATCCCAAATTGCCTGTTCTTTTGCATTTAGAGTTTGTCCGGTAGTGGCTTTATTGGCTACAAGTTTTGTCATTTCAGGCGATACCTTTTCTGCTTTATACATAGCCCTTGCTATATCTACCTGTTTATTAAAGATAACTCTTGATTTCATATCCTTAAAAGCAGATATGCCTGCAGTTGCTATAAAATATAACCAAAGACCCGTATCGGTTAAACTTTTCCAGCGCGGTTGGATTATTGTTCCAGTAGGGTCTGGTGTAGGTTCATCTAAAAATTCTTTGAAGGTCATCTCACTTGTTTTAGTGAAAGCATATGGGTTACTTGTCCCTGATACCGAAGGTGATATATAAGAACGTATAAAATTAAAAGTTTTTTCTTTAGCACTTTCAATGGGTTTTGTATTCATATCGTCTATATCTTTTTGAGTCAACCCTTTCCAGTATGTTTCAGTTTTGATAGCACCCGGAGTATATATTGGTGCAGGAGAACGCTTCCAATCTCTTACATCAAATCCAAAGCGTTGTATTCTTTCACCTGCTTTTTCATACCATGTTGGTTCTTGCTGAAATTCTGTAACTTTCAAGTCAAACTTACCATCCCCGATTGGTATCAATTCAATTTTGGGTTTATAATCAAATTTAGTAGGGGATATAGAGTCAGATTCTGCTTCGCCTAAATATGTTATTTTCGGTTTTGTTTCCTCGTCTAAATAAGTAATATTAGATTTCTTTGATGATAGTGGGACTACAGAACTTTCTATATCTGACGTTAGAATAGGGTTTTTAATTTTAATGTTCTTTTTTCTATCTGGCGTTAATAAAAGATTTTCAGTCGGCATTTTAATCTATCCTTGCTAATTTACCGTTGATATTCACTACACCTTTATAACCAGACGCTTCGGCTTCGGCTTCTGAATTGAAAAATGGCATAGTTTTATTTTCTATTGATTGGCTTAAATCAACATCTAATTGCTCATTAACCACTTCTTCGTATGCTACTTTTGCTTCTATACCCTTTTGAACTTTATCCCAGAAATTAGAATACATATCAGCAAGTATCTTTTCTCTTGTATCTACATCCTTATATACCTTTGATGTGGGTCTTTCGTAAATCTTTGAAAATGCTTCAAGATTAGTTAATGCGTGTATCACATCGGGTTTCTGAAAGAACGATTGGTCAGTTTGGTCTAATAAATCATAACCCTCTTTTTGAGTAATATATTTTTCGTCAATAGCGTTAAATACATTATCTCTGAATTCAAATTGTTCCTTTTTAGTAGCTTTATTGCTTGGTCTTATTGACCTTTCTTTCCTAACCAGTGCCTTTTTATCCGCTACCAGTAAGTTTAATTTCTTTGATTTTGAATCTTCGTCTGGCTCTTTTATAGTAGGCGGTTTTTGTAACCACTTACTAAGACTTTGCGCTTTTTCGGGGCTTATAAGTTTATCCTTTCGCCTTTGCTCTACGAGTTTAAGAGTATCTGCTCTTTCTTTGGCAAGGTATTCCCCTGTCTCACCCTCTTGTTTCATAATATATGTTTGAACATCAACCAACTCGGCTTCAGCAGTATCTTTCATGTCTTCTTGCCATTGTTTTACCCTTCTATCAATTAAAACATTGGCTTGTTCTTCTTCTTTTGGGTCGGCAAAAACATATTCACCTGCATCAAGTTTTGCCTTTACTTCTATTGGTTCAAGTTTCCCATAATCAGAATAGAATTTCCCCTCGTTTAAATTCTTTATAAATAATTCTCTTTCTTGAACTGCATCGGCTTTGTTTTTAATAAGTCCATTAGCAAAATCACGCTTTACCATATCGCTGTATCTATTAACGACTTCGGCTTTATTCTGTTCATCATTACCAAAAGGAAGTGTCCCTGAATAATATGCTTGTCTATATATCTCTTGAGCTGTTATCCTATCTGCTTCTGCATGGGATATAAGATTGTATCTTTCTCTTTCAGTAAGTTTTAAGCGAGAAGCATCTAAAAGTTTACTCTGTTCTACTTGCCATTGATTTTGAGCCTCGGGTTCTGTAAGAGTAGCCCCAAGCGAATTTAACTTTTCTTCAAATGGCTTATAATATGTATCTAAAATTTTAAGGGTTGGGTCTTCTTTGGCTTGCAAATATGTATCAGTCCATAATTTATTCGCTTCATTAGTAACCCTGTTGATTTCCTGATTGGCTTTGGCTATCCTGAACCTTTCGTTTATAACTGCTAAAGTATTCCCCACATCAGAAATACCGCCGCCTAATTGCTGTAATCCTGCCCCGATATTAGGCGTTTCGCTAATTCTCGGTAGCGGTGCTTCCCTTGTTAGACTACCACCTGCGTTATATGAAGGTATTTTAGGCACGCTTTATCTCCTTAAAATGGCCATATCGATTTTGGTTTATATCCACTCGTTCCATAAGAAAGACTCCCCATCCCTGTATATGTGGATGTTGACGGTGTTGGTGTTTTTACTGATTTCATTCCATACATACCAGCTAAACCCGTCAGCAAAGTTCCGCCTGCCGCTAAATAACTTGAAGTCTTTGCGGCTTTAGCCAATCTCTTTTGATAATCGCTCTCAAATTGTAAATTACTTATCTGCGACATAGTATTATATCTTTCAGCGGCTATATCTAATTCAAATTGTGTAGCGCTATCTATCAAAACTTCCAACGGACTGCCTGATAATTCAAGCCCCGACTTTGCAGTTACCACCCTTTGCCTTGCTAAATGCTGTGATTTTTCACGTTTTAGTTTCTGTATCTCAAATTCGCTTGCCCGTCTGACTTGTGTCGCCTGTAACTGTGCTACCCTTGAATTGTATTTGGCGGTATCGGCTTCGGCTTGTCCTTTCTGCAACTGACCTGCTACTTGGACTGCCGTTCCTGCTACTTGGACTGCCGTTCCCACACCCATTAAAACCATTGGAAGTGCTGACATAGTTTTATCTCCTCACAATTTTGAACATAGCCATATCCTCGCCTAAAGGCGAAAACTTCTCTAAAATGCTCTCAAATTTGAACCCTAAAACCTCTAAAAACTTGATTGCTTTATCATCTAACATACAAAAGGTCTGTATTCTTGCTGTCCCATTATCTAAAGACTCTTTAATCTTGAGTTTCATATACTTCATAATCTCTATTAAATGCGGTTTGGCTTCGGGGTTGAGTAATATAAACGCCTCTTTTACCCCTTTCCAAACAACTGATAGTCCACCCGCGCAGATTACCTTGTCGTTATCTAACCCTAAATATACTTCACCGTCTTTGTTCCATTCCTTTAACAGCTCCAATACATTACTACCCTGATATTTCTGCTCAATACCGGTATATTTGAAAGTCTTTGCTAACTGCTCATCAAAAGGTATTATTTTCATTCTATTGTTACATCCGATATAACTGCTAAAATGGTTAATGGTAACGGATCTGTCTGAACCACATAAATCTCGCCTGTCTGGGTATATCCGTCATTAAAGGGTATTTCCTTGTATCCGGTATATAATACTCCGGCATCAAAACTAACCACATCCACATTATCCTCATCATATCCCACCGAGCAATTTAGCGATTCCCAAAGTCTTAATTTGATTTCTGTTATCTTTCTGACCTTGCCTTGCGTAGTTATCACCCCATTATCCAAAGGCGCTGGCATAACCCCTAATATAGCGTCATAAGCCAATCCTGCGTGGACTACAGACGCTGCGGTGGCTAAAGTAATCTCACCAGACCCATCTACCGTCTGGGGCGTTAAAACCACGCCATCGGCTAAAATAGCCACTTCTTTGCCTATTAAATGGTCTAATCCCGATATAGTAGTTGCAGGAGTGGAATCGTAAGTCAGCCCCGAATCTACAAAGAAAGCATCTTCTAAGTTCCCGAAAGCTAAAGGTTCTAATACTTCGGTAAATCTATCTTCGCCCCTCTTAACTACTGCCCAAACCTCATCATCATCGCTATCTGTAGGTATAACTGCCACAGATTCAAAGTCCCCATCTGTTATCTGTCTCGCCCAAGCTGTTATTTTATGCTCTATCAACCGTGTCATGGTAATCATAACCCCGTCATCCCTAACCGCCCAGAGCATATTATAAGGGCTTTGCTGGTAAGCGATTTCTTTTATACCCTGTTCTGATAGGTGTTCGGATAGGATATTCATATTATTCGATTGGTAAGAATCCGTATCCCCATTATAAGAGTATTCCATAACCCGTTTAGTATCTCTGTGGACATAATATATAAAATTACCTATTTGAACGGGTAGAATCTTGGCAGTTCCAATATTACATTTAGGCTTGATAGTAGCATCTAACGGGGTCAGGGGTTCGCCAAAATCGCCTGCGTTTAAGAGTAATAGCCCGCCTGCCGTGCCGATTACTATGCCGTTATAACTTGCAAATATCCACCTGATACCATTGGCTTGGCTTGTCCCCATTGTATATTCTAAAGCGTCATCTTCTTCCGCCCCGATAGTCATATCTTCCGAATCACCTGATACAGTTCCCCATATAGTATTCGGTTGCGAATAAGTCCCAGCATGAAATTCGCGTTGTTCATAATCGCATACAGCCGTTGGGAAATTTATAGATTGGTCTATCCAATATGTAGTGTAATAAGTCGGATGATAAGCCGTATTATTTGCATCTCCTGCGGCATTAACAATACATTCATACGCCTTGTTGCAGGTCGTTAATGAAACTGCTGTAATAGTTGCTGTAACGGGTCTTGCCGCCGAATAAGGCAGATTTTCTGTAACATACCAATCAGCTACTGCCGCATTAGAAGCCCGTAACGCCGCCTGTATTAACGCACCTGTATTTTTAGCAGGCGTAGTATTGGCAAGTTTTATCAAAATCGCCCCTGAAGTATAAGTAACCGCTAAAGTATCGCCTGTGTTTGCCTGAACTGCGATTGTCTTGCCTGTAGTATTTGTCCCATAAGGCGCACCTACAAATAATGCCGAAGCACCGCCAAAATAAAGAAGTCTAAAATTACCTACTTTGCAATAATCGCCCACTACATAGGCGGTTGTAGGGTCAAAATCCGTCATATCATCAGCGTCAAGGAACGGGTCTTCTGTGGGTGCATAAGTCGTCAAAGTCCAATTAGTATGTCCTATTCTTGACAATTTCCGTGTCTTATAATCTGGATGGTTTATTGTCAATACATCGTTATTCTGTTTATATTGGATTTCAAATAAATCATCTTCGGAATATGGAGTAACGATCTCGTAAATATCAGTAGCCACCCAATCACCCGCCGCCAAATCAGTTGCAAAAGTGCCTGAAGTATGCGCTATCAGGCATCGATAAATTACTCCGCCTGTCTTACGAAAATCGCCTACTACATAAGCGGTAGAAGTAATCCAATCGGTAACATCGTCTATATCCCAGACAATCTGTCCTTTGTTCATATAAAATCTGATATATTCGTGTCCAAATTCCATCATATACGCCTGTTCTACATTGAATTGGAACGGGATGAGGCGGGTTTTGCCTGTATATCCAGCATCTATTTTTGTCAGGGATATGTTATCAACAGTAACTGTTTTATTTTTACCAAGCGCCCTAAACCAAAGCAGTTCAGATGCACTTGAATTATATGTAAAATCATAAGTATAAGTTTGATTTTGAGGAAAAGTTATTGCTTTATAATAATCTGAACCACATATAATTTCCAAAAAATCTAAATTGCAATTTGACAATGTAATACTTACCCTATAAGCTTCACCATCAACTAATGCCGTAACCATATCTGCTGTATCTTGATAAAATAGTCCGTATGCCTCTCCAATATCTTTTGAGATAGCATTTGAAGCATAAGTCATATCGGTTAAATGCCACGGTGTTGCCGAACCCGTGAAAGTTCCGTTAGTAATCTTCTCCGCCCCGAAAGCAAACTCATCAGGGTATTTGGACTTGCCGATATACTTAAATCCCGGTCTTTTCCTAACCCCGCCTGTAGGCATAATTAGAAAATTCTCAATCGCTTTAGCCCCGTTTTTATACTGTTCCAAATCTGTCCGAGTAAGCATAAACGGGGATAGTTCCCCGCTTGTAAAGTTATTCGCAATCGTAGTTAATTTATTCATAACTTGTTTTAGTGGCATTTATCATAATCTCTCCAAAAGCCAAGTATCATCATCTCTGACTTGAGGTGTGCCTTCTTGTGAATCGGTTGTTTTAGCCCGTGATAGTTTCCTCTCAAAATCTGCAAATCTCTCTTGGGTTAATCCTGCATCGTGTGAAATAGCAAAACAAATCTCTGCTGCTAACCGCGCTACAAATGCCTGAACAAACCCTACTGAAAATTCGTCAGGGTCTTCTATTCGGGCAATATATTTTATCTTTGCTTCAACTTCATTAGTTACCAAACCAATATTCTCTACTTCGTAATTATCATAAGAGTCATTTAATTTAATAACTCTCAAACAATCACTCGGTAACTCAAAAGCGTTATCATAATCAAATTCGGGTATTATTGCGTCTATACCGGGATTGGTATATTCGGTATCGGGGTCGGCTGTAGAATAGACATATAATCGGCTGGTAGTCGTATCCCAAAACCAGTTATTCTCGGCTACGCATAGGATAATTGACGCTACTTCTGTGCCTACGGTATAGTTAAACTTAACACTTGCAGGTTCGGTTGCTAAAGTAGCATACCAGACATCAGAGCCGTTATCAGTCCAGCCAATTATAAGCCCGCCAAGTTCGGTTAAATTAGCCCGTTTAACCGCAAAATTCCAAGCGTGTGCTGCTAAAACTTCATCCCGGACATTATCGAATACTGCATTTATCTTTCGCGCATTGGCATTCTCATCAGTTAAAGCAGTAATCGCGTTCTGGCTTAATAATGCTAAAGCCGCATTGGCTATATCTACTTCTTCCATAGTATCCTCCGTTACAGGGAGTAGCCCATCAAGGGTAAATGGCAACCTGTCAGGGCTACCCCCTACTAACCCCTAATCAGCTAATCAGTGGTGTAGTATATCTCCCATTCCAGTATCTCACCGACAAGGATGTCGTGGGCTGAAAATACTGCTCTGATAGTATGTTCGCCTGTCAGTTTGCCTCTGGTGCTTTTAACCGTAATCTGCTCATTAGCAAATCCAGCAGCGGCATCCAAAGCCGCAGTCAACGATGTTGCTGTCGTGCCATCATATTTCTTGATGGTTATTGTGCTACTGGTATCTCCTAATGATGCTTCGCAGTTTACATTGATGTCAAGCAAAGTTGCTCCGGCCGGTAAAGTTCCCATTTCAACTTCTACCGCGCCACCGGTAACTGCTACAGAAGTCCAATAATCCCTAATCACTCTAACTCTGCCACCGTATTGACCTCTCGGTATGACATTATCAGAGGTGGGATTTAGGGCTTTTGTCTGATTCACTCCGAAATAATCTGAAGCTGCCATGTTAAATCCTCCCGTTTTAAGTTAAATTATGCTTCTAAACAATCTACGCGAATTACTTTATCCATATCCAAACGAGTCGCACCGATACTCAAACTCGCATAGACTTGGGTAGCGTAACTCTTATCTGCTCTTTCCGATACTCTACCGACTACATCCTGTGCCATACCCAAACCAAGACCAGTCTTAGCCCAAGCGATACATCTCATGTGTGTTGCTGTGGTCAAAGGCAGGACCTTTCTTGATAGTCTGATGAATTTGAACCCTAAGAATGTATCTATCTGACCTGCTACCAATGCTTTAACAGAATTGTAATCAGATGATGTAACTTCGGTAGTTTTGAGTAAATCTTCTACCTGTGTGCCTGTCAGAGCTACGAATCTTGGTTCATCTTCGTCAACATCATAGTTGTCCAACATTCTCTTAGCTTGTCTTAGTTTATCAACAGTCATACCAGTAGCCGCTTCGGCTACGATATTATCCGCTGTGAATGTTTCTGTAGAACCGCCCTCTTTACCATACAAAGCATCACCGAAAGCCGCCGCTACGATTGCCGCGTCTTTGGCTCTACCCAACGCATACGAAGCGTTCATTGTGTATTTGTTTGTCGGGTCTTGCAGGATTTTTAGCTTATCCTGTTTGTCTAACAAGACATTATGCTCCCAATCAAGCATAATTATCTTGCGTCTCTGATGGTCAGGGTCTATGATAGGTGTATCGGCGTGTCGTGTGGTTCTTAAAACAGCTTCTGATTTCCCTATCTGGTCTATGTAGGTTTCTTCACCTACAACGCCAGTCTTGAGAAAGACTGCCCCTGCGAGTCGTGAACCTTTCTGTTGCGATAGAAGCGTAACATCAGCACTAAATTGCTTCACCAT